GAGAAGTACCTACCAACATATGGTTCAGCAGATGCTGCCATAGTTAGTCTTTCAGCAAGTAGTTCAGAATCTTTAAGTTCTGCAAAATGGTTATCATAAAGGAAGTCATATTGAATATGCTCACTCATAATATCCCAATCTTCTGGGGTAATAATATTCTTAAGAAGTAATTGAGTTTTAAGAATATCATTGAATAGATTAGAGAATCTCTTTCTTAATCTACCTACAAATTTAGAGAATTTAACCTCATCTCTTAGAATTTCTGATGATCTACCTAAATTAAATCCACCATCTCCACCTATTCTAGTAACAGGTACATTCAAAGCTTTAAAAAGTTTCTCTTGGAAGTACTTAATATCAGTGATTTCACCTAAGTTTTGACCACCTGGAAGTGTAGTAATTTCTGTTCCTCTACCACCTTCTCTTCTAGGAAGCCAGAAATCTTCCAACATAGACATATATTTCTTGTCATCTTTAATCTCACCAGTGTCGGCATTATATACTAACTTGTTTCTATACCTCATCATTACGTCTCTGAGGTATTGTTCTGCCTTAACTTTTGGAAGATTTCCTACATCAATATAGAATATTCTTCTTTCTGGTGCTCTTGATAATCTGTAAATAACAAGACTATCTTCAATCATTCTAAGTTGATTGACTGCTTTGATTGCTTTATGTAAGTATGATAAGGTTGATCCCTTGTTTCTATCTACTAATCCACTGGTGCAATAAGCAACAGAATCCCTAGTCATCTTAATTCCTTTATTACCACCAGTCATGGCAGATGGCATTTGAGATGGGAAAGTTGACTTAGGACTATAAACAAAATACTCTTCAATCTCAGGAAACTCATATTCCATAGGATTATCATTATTGATATTAGCCATCCTAATATCTTTATCCTGCTTCTTCTGTTGTCTTACATAACGCATTTTCATTGCGTCAATGTATCTTAATTCAACTATTCCTTCTTCTGGTTTCTTTAAATTAATAACTTTATGATAATATAATCTACCATCTATATACCAGTTTCTATAAATTTCATGTGCTTTCTTATCAAAATCTAATAAATCTTTAACTGCCTTAAATTCTTCTCTAATTTTACTTTTAATACCTTCACTAGCATTGAGATTAGATAACTCAATTTCTACTGGAGAATCATTTGTATCTGAGACTATTGCTTCCTGTATAATATCTTCAATTGCACTATCACACTCTGGATGGAGTGCCATCTCCCTATATCTTTTAATTAAATCAAATTCAGTTCTATAGATTCCTTCAATATCTACATACGATCCAAAAAAACCACTAGTCAAATAGTGATCTGAACCATCTGCATTATTCTCAGGTACGGGAGATACCACACCAGGTGGTATCTTTTCCGTATCTTCTATAGAAAATCCAAATAACCTTGCCATTATTAAAAGTTAACCTTATATGTTTATTTATTAGGCTCCAGCACCTGCTCTCTCAGGATACCAGTATTGTACCTGGAAGTCAACTGTAAACTCTTCTATTGTATCAGTTGTATCATATGATAGATCAATTGCTGCAATTGTAGTTGGGAAAATATCCACAAACTTATACTGAGCAAGAATGTTACTATCTGTAGCAGGACTATTAGATCCTTGCTGAGTAGCAACGTTTCTACCTAACTGATAGACTGTTGCCTGTCCCATGTAAGAATTGGGATCAGTCAAACCTGATGAATCACCATACTGAGCAATGTTTTGAGCCCATGCTTGGAAGTTTCTGTAAGCACCAAAGTCTTGATCATTTATAACTGTAACAGTCCAAGGATCAAAAGTTCTGTCTCCAGCAACTTTAAGAACACGTCCCCTAAAAGGAACTTCTAGGTTTGCTACATTAGAAGCAGGTAAAGATGCTGCTTTACATAAAAATCTAAATCTATCTCCATCAAATTCATTAGAACCACCATCACCTTGGATACCAAGATCTACACCATCTGGGAAATTGACTTGAACCTCAAACAGATTGGGGCGAGTACCGCCTCCAATCAATTTGGATTTAAATTGAGAAATAGTTCTCTGTGGGATTGTTGCCATTTTTTAGAATCTCCTTTTGTTATTTATTGATGAAAGTTAAACTCGACCTGCTACTTCTTCAAAGCTAACACCAGTTCTGGTGGCAACAAATGTAAGAGTAACATAGTTGATTGACTTGGCAGGCTTCAAGAAGATGTCTGCTCTAAATTCATTATTATCAATAATATCAGGAGTGTTATTTGT